ACAGAATATAGCTTTTCCGCCGACACACTCATCGAAGCTCAGCGTAAGTTTTGCAACAATGATCTTTATGGTTCATTATTGCAACCCCTGCGCTGGGTTGATCATAATATAATATCACTTGGTTCTGAATTTCTGCGAAAATTATTCGCAAACTTTGATCCTTATGATATTATCCCTTCTCATGGACCCGGCATAGTAGCCTCTGGTGAACAGCCCCATGAGAAAAGACTATTTTCGACCAAATACAAGGACATTCACAATGAATACCCCTATTACCGATTCTTTTACTCCAATATCCCTCATCTTCTTGGGTGCGTTGCTGATTATCGCAATCGCCCAGTCGAAGAATCCGGGATAAATCGCGTTCTTTTTGTACCTAAAGATTCTCGAGGTCCTCGCACAATTGCGTGCGAGCCCCTCGAATATCAATACTTACAGCAAGGATTGCGCAAGTCTCTTTACTCTCATATTGAGAGCCATGACTTAACACGCGGCTTTGTCAACTTTACGGATCAAACGATAAATCAACGTTTGGCCCATAAAGCTTCCATAGACCAAAGTTACGTCACAGTTGACATGCGAGATGCTAGCGATCGTGTTTCAAACGAACTTGTTAAGAAACTTTTCCTTAACACTCCGTTATATAAACCGTTACAAGCATTAAGAACCGGTCGGTCGATGTTACCTGACAAGAGTGTTATAGAACTAAATAAGTATGCCGCAATGGGTTCAGCTTTATGCTTTCCCGTTGAAGCGCTTGTTTTCTTCGCACTATTGAAAGGAATAGCCTTTCATTATGGTCTACAACAAGAAATATACGTGTATGGAGATGACATAATCGTGAAGAATGATCTTTACGATCTTATGCAACTCCATTTCCCTAGGTATGGTCTTGCCATTAACGATAAAAAAACTTCTTCTACTGGATTCTTTAGGGAATCCTGTGGGAAAGAGTATTATCGTGGGCATGACATAACCTATATAAAAACACGTACGTTATTGTCGTCTGAGCCTGACAAGATAGCTTCTTTAGTTGAGCAGAGCAACCTTTTATGGGAGCGCTGCTACTACAAAGCTGCTGATTTTATCAAAGAAGAGTTATCTTCTTTAATAAAGATCCCTGTTTCCAATAATATGGGAGAGTATCTCTCATATCGTAACCTTCGTTACCGTCAGCCTTTTTCTTTGAAAGGTTGTCGTTACAATCGCGATTTACAGCGATATGAACGTCGGCACCCCACTTTACGTGGTGTGACGTATATGTCCTTTCCAAAGGGCCTATCCGAAGAATGGGGGGAGTATCAGCGAAAACTGACCAATGGATGGTCAGATTTCTTCGTTGCCAGTTCTTACGCTCGGCGTAAGGTAAAAATTATCAAAAGATATCATGATGTCTCTTCGAGCCAGATGGCCCGTTACGCGTAAGCGTGAGACGATCTTTTGATCGCCCTTGACTTGGGGTTATAAGTCTGGAGAGGCG